CCGAATTTCGTTTGTTCATCCGTTAACTCACGCTCATAAGAATGAGTATGTTCGGTTTGATCTCCAATTAAAAAACCCTCTGCGCCTAATGCGTTATCAGTGGGTTGTACTAGCAATAAGCTATCTTTACCATTTAAACGTGCCATTTAGCTTTTCCCTCCTAAAATAAAAACAGCACCATAGGACTGTTAAATGTTTTGTATTATATATTGCATTGTTAAAATGCCATGCTTTACATCCGGTATATTATCATCTATCACCCTTGAATCACGTCTTTCTACTCTTAAGACTGACGCATTTGGAATAACATAATTACGCGTCATTAGAGCTCTCTGACAAGCAGATAACATCTCATAAGTAATACGTTTACCACTATAATCATCGTTATCCTTCCACCACGTATGAATGGTGAAAGTAATGGTCTCGATATTGCTTGTTTTAGTGTCATTCGGTGATGAATATGGCTCTGATATTGTTACATAAGGATAAGGTGTGTTTTCGTCTACTGCATCATAAACACCTAAGTCCCATTCATCTTTTCTCGTAATGGCCGTTAGTGCTTCACAAGCAGTTAGCTTTTGAAAAATAGCCTTCTGTAATTCAAAGTAAGGCAAGGCATAATAATTCGTCATAAGCCTAATCGCCTCATTTCTGTTTCAAAATAATCCCTTCCAGCATCAACCGCAGGACTCCAAAATGGTTGAGCTCTCATACCTTCAGTCGTTACATAACGCCCTAGCTTTGTACTGAAATATGTCCATGGTGTTCTTCGGCCATTTCCATTTTGAGCATAGATTCCAGTACCGTACTCGACGTATATGGCATAATGTACGCCAACAGTAACAACAGCGTTATATTTACCAAGCATCTTCATTTCAATTGAGTCTCGCAAGCTACCATCATCAACAGGAGCTAAAACCTTGGCCTGTGTTTGTATAAGCCGCGCTGTCTCATGAACAATATCTGATATCTTATCCAGTAAGCCTTCTTCGTATCGCTGAGCAGCCCTCATTAATTGACGACCTGAATACGTAATCCTAGCCATCTTTCTTCATCTCAATGACGTTAGCTTGAATGGTAACTTTATCTTTAAAAATCTCGACTTCACTTTTATTTGTTCCAGATTCAACAACCATTTTTACCGATACATCGGTATTAAAGATACTGCTAGCCATTTGTCCATCCCCTTTCTATGTCACTAATTTCAAAGCTACACGCATGATTTCGTGTTGACCCCCCTGATCCTCAGCACGACTTGCGAATTCATATATCTCACCTTCATACCGAAGTCGCATGCTAGAAGTTAAATCGGTTCTGTAAGGATAATACATATACCTTTGCAACGGATTACCTAGCTGTTGAGCATAATACTGCTCTTTACTAGATGGCGTATCCACAAATGCAGCGAAGTCATCAACTGGATGCCAATCTGTTTTAAATCCACCAGCACCATCGGATACCTTACGTTTCTGAATTACTTCAACCTCATGAGGAAATTCATCGTAATGCATGGAATCTCACCCTCTTATATGGCCTTAGATATGTCCAAATTGCTTTAGGAAACTCGGTGTCGTAACTATACGAGACAGTCCCCATTACACGCCCTTTTAGACCAGTTGATTGGGTATTAAACTGTATGGCTTTAGCAATGAACAATCTAACTCCCTGTGGCATCTCTGATGGTTCCCACTTACCATTACAATGGTCTTTCGCTACATCAAATAAAATAGGAGCCATTGCACGGTAAAATCCATCATGCTTAGCTCCTGTTATGTTATTCATTTGCTTTAGTTGATCTAATTCTTCTTGTGTTGGTTCCCACATAAGACCACCTACTTTTCTGTTTCGTCTGTTTCAGACTTCTTAGCTGGAGTACGTTTTGGCTTTGGTGCTTCTACTTCTTCAAAGTCCTCGGTACGTAAAAGACGGGCACCGTGTTCATCAGTGACCGCCCATGTAATTTCTGTTTTTAAGTTTTTAACAAACACGTAGAACCCCTCC